GGCGCGGCCTTCTGCCGTGGTGAACCACTTCTCAATACTCTCGCCACGAAGAACAGCCATTGCAGCGGCGTCATTCCTGAACTGCTGAGTCAGTACTCGCATGTAGGCAGACACGTACTCATTGCCATCGGCGGCAGTTCGAATGCGCCAGTCACCATTGCGGTACTGATTCCACATGGAAGTTGCGGTACCGCCCATCATGCTGTCGATGGTGCGACGACCACTCAGCATATCCTTGAACAGTGCACCTTGCGGCCCATCATAGGGGCGCGGGAAGGCAGTACCGTCAGGCATGACCACATAGTTGTCGCCCAGCGCATTGTGGGTCTCGCCGATCTTGTTGCGCTGAGCTCGAAGCTGGTTGATCTGCTCGGTTGCATCGTCAAGCTGGGCCTGAGTCTTTTGCAACTCGCTGGTTCGCTGGTTGAACTGGCGACGACCCTTCGCCCCGCGCCCGATGTAGGACTGTGCAGCAGGCAGGTACTCGTTGATGCGCTCGATTCTGGCCTGATGCTTGCCAATCTGTTCGGTGAGATGAGCGATGCCAAGGTCGATGGAAGCCAGTTGCTGCTGAACTCCGGTTGGATCTCCCATGTACTTGTTCATGTTTCGCATGAACAAGTTTCGACCGCCCTTGAGGGTGCGGTCGAAGAAGAAGTTCGCTGCACCTAGTTGAGCAACCTGCCCCATGAAGTCATCTGCAATGGCGCGTGGACCATAACCCAGGCGAAGCAGAACGTTGAACTTCCACAGCTTGCTGAAGGTGTCTTCGGCCTCCTTGCCGAATGCCTTGAGCGCATAGGTCTTGGGAGTCTTCAGATCAGAAGCAGCCTTACGGGCTGCTTCCTGTGCATCGGCAAGTGAGATTGGACCACCTGCCTCTGCACGAGCCTGAATCTCGTTCTCCCGCATGAGCTTCTGGAATGGCTTAGCTCCAGCCCTCAGAACCTTGTCCATGTGCTCATAGTCGGTAAGGATGTGAGTATTCTGGAGCTGGCTGTTTAGCACTGGAGAGACAGCAACAAGGGATCCGTCATCGGCAACATGGTCGGCCCGAAGCCGACCACCATCAGGAGTCTCGATGTATGCAGTCGAATACACTCGACCGTCACGAGCCTGACCCTTGAGCCCGCCGATCTGCTTGTAGATAGCGCTGGCTTCCTGCTCGCTCAGGCCATACTTGCCAGCAAGAGCGGCAACGGTATCACGATCGAACTTCTGAACAAGGAAATCCTTGTTGGCGCGGTCAGCAACAACATACTGACTGACCATGCTGCGAACCTGATCATTGCTCCAAGCCTTGGACTGCTGAAGGCTGGCGCTGAGTGCGCGATGCGAATCTTCCGCATCAATGTTGATGTGACCTGGAGCCCGGACACTATTCCAGGTGGTGCCGCTCATCACCCGAACCGGACGAACGAACAGGTTGTTGTAGATCAGCGACGCACCATATCGCGTCGCTGTGCTGAGCCTACCTGAAGCATCCGAAGCCTTCATGGTTTCAAGACCTCGGGCGAACTGTCCAAAGTTAGAGGCAATCGGAGAGAAGTACGGATTGAAGTACATGCCGTTCTTCATCGACTCGAACAGCGGGATCTTCGCTCCGATCGACTCCTGCTGCTTTGTGATGTTGGTGACCTGCCTGGCAATGTCATCCATCTGAAGACTGAGGCGAGCAGCATCCTCGGGTCCTACGTTGACAGGGTTGCTTGCGATAAGTCCATCCCTGCGCCGCTGAAGCATGTTCATCTCGGCTGCAAGTTCGGCGTTCTTCGCAGTGAGATTCTGGAGAGCAGTGCGATCACCGATAGACACCGCAAGAATCTGATCAACCTCAGCCCGGTCGGTAGCACGACCGAGCGTGTGTGCAAGGCGGCTGGAGTCGGCAGAGTTCTTCGCCCAGTTCTGGTTGGTAATCCATTCAGGGAATCCGTCCTGACCAAGCTTCTCCTTCTGCTTCATGACCAGGTCACCCATACCCTGGAAGCTTCGAGAGTCAAGGTTCTTCTGAACCTGAACAGTCTTTCCCCTCTCGGCAATGCCAAGATTACGGGCGAGGTTCATTCCGGGAAGGTTGTTCTCTGCCCGGAGAGCGGGGCGGACATAGGCCAGATTGCGAGCCAAACCAATACCCTTGCCAGCAGCAGCAAGGGGATCACCGTACCAGCCGATGTACAGATCGAGACCGCCAGATAGATACTTCTGGACCCCACTGTCGAAGTGAACTCGAACAGCATCGGGGTTGTCCCAAATGTAACCAGTGTTGTTGAGGTTGATCTCTACCGGCTTCCCGCTCTGATCAACTACGCGATTACCGGCCGTATCAACCGGCCGGTACAGAACAGGCTTGGCCATCTCCTTCTTCAGGTCGCCGCCAAAGTTCTCCATACCGAACTCGATAGCCTGACCCGGCGACACATGCTTGGATTCATTCCATGCCTTGTCCCAAATATCACCGTCGAACAGGTTGGCCCAGGATTCACCCATGCTGTTGGCCTGAGCGGAGCCCTGATAGGTGGCAAGGAACACGGTTGAAATCGGACGAGAGACAACGTTGGTGTATGCCGAATGAACGAAGGATCCGAAAGCTTCGGCCGGAGTCTTGATCCAGTCCGGAATCATGCCTAGTGGACCAGTGCCCTTGGCGGTGTTCTCCTTGGAGTTGCGAATACGGTTCTCCGCCTCGGCCTGCACGACCTGAGCATTCCACTGAACAGAGTTCACAGGTGCAGGGGCGAAACCTGGCTGCGGAGTTGGCGTAGTCACTTACTCTCCATATGGCGCGACATTCGACTGAATAATGGTTGACGCTGCTACGTTGATGGCATCTCTCGACCCTGGAAGGGTCGAGAGATCAAAAGCCAGGGCCGGATACTTTGGCATGACATACACCAGGGATCCAAGTTCATCGAAAGCCTGACCTGGATAGATGTAGTCAGGAATTACTGTAGTCACAGAGACCCCTTGACGCTTCTCACAAGCTGACGGAGGCCCCAACTCGCATTCGGCTGGTTGGCCATGAACTCCAAAACCGGAAGCTGTGATGCCAGATTGCGGAGGTCTTGCTGACTACGGGAAACTCCAAGTCCAAGAGCATCCATGCCCTGGCCCATTCCAAGGGCAGCACCGTCAGTGACAGGGACGCCAGGCTGAGACGACTCAGCCCCCATAGGGACAACGCGATCGGCTGGATTGCCGAACATGGATGCGAAGTCCATGGATCCCTGTGGCATGCCAGAGGACTGCGCAACAGGCGCATCCTGCTGAAGCTGCTTGTAGGCCTTCTGCTCCCCGTAGTCAGCATTGGGGATCTGCTGAATGGGCTGGCGGTCAGTCCTCCGGCTGAACTGTCCTGGCCCTGAAACTGGAATGCCAGCCATTCCCTACTCCTTAGTGATTCGGAAGATCCGAGTGATAATCAGCACCAGAGCCACCCTTGGTGGTGGGGGTCTGAACCACAATAGTGGAGTTCCACTCCGGGCTCTTCGTGGTGGTCTGGTGGCGAGTGTCACCAGTTGCATGAGACTCCATGGTTGGAGTCTCCCAAGTGGCACAGTTGGTGCCCTTCTCGGAGCTCCAAGCATTGATGGCCTGGTGATCGGAGAATGCGCCGGATAGCGCAGCCTCGTACATGGCCTGACTGTTTGGACCCGGCATTACTTACCTCCAGTATTCCGAGTGGGCTTTGGTGCCCACTCGACATGACAGAAGCCGCACCGATCGGTGCCCTTCTCGTCGGTGATCTTCTCTGGGGTTCGGCCGATGGCCTCACCGTACTGACACTTGTGCACTAGATGTTCTGCTCCCTACGGGTTCGAACGTTCATGGTTGGCTGACCGCTGGAGCGCAAGGATGCAAGCATCTGCATCACGTCCTGTCCCCCAGAAGCCTGTGGAGGCAGCCCTGGCGCGCTTTGAGGCGCGCCCTGCTCCATTGGTCCAGGTGGCATCTGTTCGGCCCCTGGAGGGGCCGCTGGAGCCTTTGGTGGGGTGAATGCCTCAAGGATGGCCTCATGTACAGGCCTGCCCTTTTCTCGAAGCTGGATAACCTTGGCCATCTTGGTCAGGGGGTCGATAGGATCCATACCTTGCAAGGCCATCTGAGGGATGGCCTGCATGGCCCCCTGGATGCCAGCCTTCAGCGCATCCTCGAACTGTTCCTGATCAATCTGAGTCTGCATCTGCACAACGTCGATCTCCATCGGAAGCTGACGCATGACAAAATCCCTGGAGATAAGGTTGTCGCCGCGAAGCTGAAGCATGCCGACAATTGCGCGAGCAGGATCCTGACCGGCGGCGAAGCCATAGGTCACATCAGCAGTGTGGTTTCCAGCGATATCCTTCAGTGGGGTGTAGGTGTCCTCGAATGGGGTTCCCTGCACCACCCCTCGAATTGTCTTCTTCTCGTTGCCCCACAGCTTCTCATCCATCGAGAATGCGAAGGCAAGCGCTCGCTGAAGGGCTTGGCCAATAACCTGCTGACCGGTGGTGATGACAGTATCGAAGCCACCCATTAGGGCTTCAACGCCCTTGCCGGTGATGATGCTGGCATCCACATTGCCGGTTCGAGCCTGCGGAGATCGAGTACCGATGCGAAGTTCACGCTCCAGCATCTGTTCTTCCTGGGCGGCGAACTGGGGCATGTTGACTTCGATCCGCTTGACACCTTGAGGGTTGTCCGTGCGGATGATCGCGTCATCGCCAAAGGAAAGCCTCTGGACATCACGCGGGACAACAAGGGGTGCTCTCACTGCCTTCTCGGTGGCTTCAAGCCCCAGTGATGCCATCCTGGACTTCGCCAGGTAAACCCACTTGGCGTCATCGTATGCGCCACGGATCTCATCATCGAAGGATGGCCTGACCGCAATTGAGATAGTCAGCTCTCCGAGGATGTTCTCGACACTCTCAACGACAGTGTTACTGTGTGCCGGTAGATACATGATGATCTGATCCGCATCCATATACTTGCAGATCTCGATCTCACGCTCAGCCCAGCTACCGTCAACAGACTGACCGTACCGGTCGGTCTTGTTCAGAGTGGCAAGAAGGCTTGGATACTTGGATACCAGGCTGACGGCTTCCTCTCGCCAGCACCTCGAATAGGATCGAAGGTTTCCGAAAACATCCAGCTCCGGATATGCACCAATCGGATTCTCAACACGGATGATGGGAGTCTTGCGCTCAACATCCGGCTCCACAATGTAGATGCCCATTCCGTAGGACAGATAGTAGTCGCAGAACTTCACCTGCTCACCGGCAGCAAGCCGTGAGCAGAGAACATAGTGTGAAGCAATGCGGGTTCGACGCGAAGAAAACTTCTTGCTTCGATCGCTGGTCTGCATGGAGTTGGTGCAGTTGATCGCTGGCATCTGTCCCATGACTTCGGAAGTGTCACGGGCGACAGTGTCGATCATGTTTGCCACAACGGGGTAGGGCCACGGCTCGGGCATGGCACCCGGAATGACAGTGTCGATATCTCCGGAACGAATGTCCCGGAGATCTCTCTGTCGCTGGTCCCTGTCTCGGGCAGCATCCTTCAGTGCCTGTACCTTGCGCGTGACCTCTTCAAGGGAACGCGCCATGGATTACTTCCCCTCGACCAGCCAGCCGATAGGACCGCCAGCATCACCAGTGTCACGACGGACAGAGACCTTCTCGTCACCATCGACAAGAGGGAGGTTCACTCGACCGGAAGTGTCCGGAACTTCGAGAGCACCAACGCTCCAGGCGTTGGTGTGGGTGTTGTACTTGGCGGTGCGGAGCTTACCCTTGCCAAAGTCAC